CTCTGTACAAAAAAATTCACCCTCTTTTACACTAATAAAGGGTATCCGTGGTTCTAATAGTAGACGTAGAAACAGGGACACATCTTGCACCGTAACGGTAGATGTTATACAGACTGGTCTGGTAAATGATGTGTTGACAGAAATACTCGAACAAGATTTAAGAACTAACTCTGCTAGGTTAAGATTAAACTTGACAGATGGGCTAGGTAGTAGTAATATAGTAAGTGAGGAATGCTTTATTGAAAGCTACCCCGAGCTGGTGTTTTCCGATAGTATTACCATGAGACGTTGGAATATCATCTGCTTATCTACAGACATATTCAGGGTTGGCGGCAATTCTAAACTATCGGGGAATTCTTTCTCTGATAGCGTCTCCAACTTTAAAGATAACTTTATTTAACATTGTGTGAGGCAATATTATATGCGTGAACAAAAAACAGTTACAGTTGGTGGCAAGAGCTACCTAATGAATCAATTCGGTGCAATCGAAGGCCTGAAGTATCAAAAAGCTCTGGCTCAGGTAATTCTACCAGCTATTGCAGAGATTAGCAAAGCTGGTGGCCTGAGTGAAGGTGAAGCCCTTTCTGTTGGCATGAGCAAGCTTGCAGAAAATATTGACAAGATTGATGAGAAAATGATCGAAGCTATGGTAGTTCGTGGAGCCACAGTAGACAGTATGGCAATTAACTTTGACACCCAGTTTGCAGGTAAGTACATGGAACTGTTTCTTCTTTTGAAAGAGATTGTCATGTTTAACTTTGGCTCTGTTTTTACGATGCTAGGTTCAGAAGAAGAGTAAAAGAATCTTCTGAATCCCCTAGCAGGGTTGAGAAAGATATTTCAGAAAAGTTTTCTCAAGACTCTAGGGTAATGACTTTGTTGCTATTTGAACCAAAGCTTTGCAGTCTTCACGAATTACAAAACACTTATAGCCTGACCGACTTCTATGACATGCTAGAGATAGTTGATGTTCAAAGAACACTACAAGATGAAAGTCGTAGGCTACAGGAACAAAAGAAAAAATAAGAGGTGATAGTTATGGCTGCTGCTGGTCAAATGGCGGAGTTTTTTGCTACGTTTGGTTTTAAGATAAAAGAAGGCGATATCAAGAGAATTGATAAGCAGCTAAACTATCTCGAAGCACGAGCAAGACGTATGAGCGAGGAGTCTTTATCCAACATAAGGGTAAACATTTCTCGCTTTAGTTTTCAGGCAGGATTTGATACTAGATTAAAGAAAGCTTTAGAAGCAAAAATGAAGCTTGCGTCTACTGGTGCTGCACCTATTATTGCAATTAATGATTTTAAAGTTAGTAAGGCAGCACTAAGAGCCGTATTGCTATCAGAAGCTAAGCTGGTTGAGATCAAGCTAGACAACTTTAAAGTAAGTACGGTAAGCCTAAGAGCAGCTCTTAAGGCAGGTTTTGCATCGAAGTCTCTAATACCTCCACTGGTAGTTAAAGATATTCGAGTTAACAGGGTAAGCATTAGTAACTCAATCCGTGAGGCTATATTAAAATCAGCCAAACCTATCTTAAGAATAGATGACTTCCTAGTAAATAGAACTGCAATAGCAGCAGCCCTGAGGGAAGCTACGCGAACTCTAGTTCTCCCTAAAGTAACACTTCCTCTCGATAGATTCAAAGTAAGTAGGGCAGCTCTAACCAAAGCTCTAAGAGACGCTGTAGTAGCCCAGAAGGTTGCAGTACCTCTAAATAGCTTCAGGGTAAACAGACCAGCACTAACTAAAGCTATTAGAGAGGCTCTTCTCTCGCCAGCCGTTGGGAAGATAGCTCTAACTATACGTGTTTTTAAAATTAAGAAGGCAGCACTCTTAAAGTCTATTAGAGAGACTTTAAGAGCTCTTCCAATTACCGCAATAGAAATTAACCGCTTTGACGTAGACAGGGAAGCTCTTCTAAGGGAAATGAGGGCAGCTATACGCTATGCTGAAAGTAACCTTAGGTTCCGCATACGTTCAGACATACTTCCTCCAAGAGGGCCAGCAGGAGGCTTTGGAGGTAATGGCGGCGGAGGAAGATTTGGTGCTGGCTTAGGTGCAGGTGCAGCAGCAGGTAATCTTGGTCGTGGCTTCATCCCCGGTTTGGGTGTTGCTTTTGGTGTTAGTCAACTTAACAAGATTAACCAAGAGTTGGTTGGTCAACAGTATGCAGCTCAAGCTGTATTTGGTAGTCCAGAAAAAGGTCAGGAAGGCCTTGCTTGGCTAAGAGACTTCTCTAACGAAGTTGGTCAAGACTATCGTCAACAAGGCCAGCCCTACATCCGAATGATTGCTTCTGCGACTAACGCAGGCATGGAAGTGGCCCCAACCCAAGATATGTACGCAGGTATCTCTAGATACGGTCGTACAATGGGTCTTGGTACAGACGATATGAAAGGCTCTATGAGAGCTGTAGAGCAAATGCTTAACAAGCAACAAATCTACGCAGAAGAATTGAAGACTCAGTTAGCTGAGAAAATGCCCGGTGTTATATCTGCTATGGCGGAAGCTGTAACAGGGGAAACCAACAACACCAAAGAGCTGTTCAAGTTAATGGAGACAGGTAATGTCTCGGCAATGCAATATCTGCCAGAGTTTGCTAGAATCCTAGAAGAAAGGGCTATGGCTGGTGGTGCTTATGAAGATGCTATTAAAGCGTCTACAGCCGAGCAGGGAAGGTTTAACAACGTATTTAGTGATATGGTTAAGGTTCTTTCTGCTGCTGGTTTTGAGGAAGGGCAACAAGGCCTGTTCAGAACAATGGCGACCTTTCTAAAAAAATCTCAACCACTTGTACAAGCCTTTGGTGAAGCTTGGGCTTACATAGGTGCTGTCATAAGAATTCCTCTAGGCTTGATTGCTGATCTGTCTACAGGTATTGATAAACTGTCTGAACACACAGGGATGGCAAGAGGTAACATACTAGCTCTAGGTGGTGTAATAACACTATTGGCACTTCCTTTCACAAGGTTTGCTACAGGTGTTCTTATGGCTCTAGCAGGCTTAGAAGACTTCACTGCGTTCATGGCAGGAAGAGACAGCCTAATGGGGCAGGCTCTTGGAGACTCTGCCGATGAAGTTAGAGATAACTTGATGGGTGTTTTTGAATCTCTATATGATCTTATAGATACAATCGTAGAGAGGGTTGAAGACCTATTTGACTTGTTTAACAAGAACACAGACTTCAAGTTAATCGACTGGTTGAATGAAAAGATAAAAGCCCTCCAAGATAGGATAGAAACTTTTATACTATTGTTTGGTGGTGACACCCTTAAGGTTAGAACACTAGAGAGAGAGCTCGACGAAGAAAAAGACCCAGACAAAAAAGAAGTAATCGCTGGAAAGCTCAAGACAGCGAGGGCTCTGGGGTCTGACTATGAAGGCAACCTAGTAAATCACCTGTTTGGTGGTAAGTCACTCACGGAAACTTTTGTGAACTTTGTAAGAAATGACCCTAGGATGATGATTCCAAACGCATTGGGTGTGGATAACCTTGTTGAAAATATGTCGCAAATAGGTCAGGGGCAGGCAGAGGGAGTATATCGACATTCATCGGATACATTTATGAAAAAACCTACTGGATTCTCAGAACAAGAAAACTCAGGAGCTAAATTTAACATAGAAAACATAAATGTTTACGAGACTTCAAGCGCAAGGGAAACAGCACAACAGGTTACTGAAGACCTTCTTAAGTCTTCAGCCGATAAGTTTGGAGGAGCGTTACAATGAGTATAGCACTTAAAAGCGAAAGCGGCGACTTCATTTATCTGGATGTTGTTACAGGCTATTCGCATACATTCCAAAGCCAAGTAAGTCAGCACCCTGTTGATGGTTCTGGTACGGTTAGTGATAACGTTACCAAACAAAACCTTGTTGTTAAACTGAAAGGGTTTATAACAGGTGCTGACTTTAACTCCGGTAAACCAAAGGACTTAAGCGCAGAAGATAGAAAGTTTATTGGAGTTGGTCAGGTTGTGGTTGAGAGTGACATCGCTGGTGTTATCGAGGTGAAGTCAGAAGATTCTCTTAACAGCTTGCTTCCCGGCTTTGCTTCGCAATTCTTTACAGACGTACTACCAACCATTGAGGGGGTCTCTGAGGGTAGGAGCTCGTCTTATTCTGAGGCGGTACTCTTCAAAGTGTTGGAGTCCTTTCACGCTGGCAAAGAAAACTTGACAATCTTTGAGTTCGATAGTGGAGCTCGGGTTGGGCAAAGAACAGATATGTTTATAACAGGCCTTTCTCTGACCGAGGCCGCCGAGTCTGGTGACGCAATAGAGTTTGATATAACGCTTGAACATATCACGTTCAGTTCTTTGTTGGAGGTTACCGTCGAAACAGAGACCGCACCTGCTTATGAAAAGAAGACAGCAGATAGGGTAGACTTGGGTACTAAATCTTCTACGGATGTTAAAATAGAAGATGAGTCTGGTTCCTTCCTTTCCGCGACCGCCGAGACCGCAAACAAAGGGATTGCAGCAGACCCCGAAAAAATAAACAATGCATTGAATATGGGACAATAATATGGCAATTAAAATACTTAAGTTACCTATATACAATGAAACATACTACTCCTACTCAGTAGCCCTTGAGGGTGAAACCTTTACGTTGGAATTCTTATTCTTACAGACGAGATCAAACTCTTGGTTTGTGACTCTTAAGAATTCAAGTCAAGAAATTCTTGTAACTGGGCAAAGATTGACACCAAATACTGTTCTTTTTCAGGGTTACCAATTAGAAGGCTTATCTGGATTCTTCTACTTTGAGTCTAAGGACTTAAGGAATGAAGATTTTAGAGTAGGGACACCAAAAGATTTCTACACTCTGTACTACATTTACGACACTGGGGTATAAACAAATGAAGTTTTTCGATAGGAAATACTTGCTACAGATCGGAGATACTGCTCTTGGCAAGGGTCTTGCTATTGATGAGCTTCAAGTAGCCTTTAGTATTAAAAAGACTATTAATAATAAAGACACGCCAGATACCTGCAGCATAACAATAACAAACCTATCCGAAGAATCTATAGTTTTAACAGAAACTAATTTTTCTGTTACATCCTTCTACTGTGGATACCAAGGGCAGCTAGTCAGGTTATTCTATGGGCAGACTAGAGAGACTGCTACAACTAAGAAAGGTACAGACAGGGTAACAAAAATAGATGTTTCCCCTTACGCTACAGAGTTGGGCCATCAAATAATCTCAAGAATAATACCAGAGAACGGTACTGTTAGGGATGTTATTGAAGTTATAAGAAGAACTACAGCAATAGCTAAAGGTGTCTACAGTGGCAATAACTTAGATGCTATTATGGTCTATGGCTATCCTTTGTCAGGAACACCTAAGGCTATGCTAGATCAAGTTTGTAACGACTACGAGCTCCAGTGGAGGATTGATGGGGAGTCTCTCTACATCACCGACTCAGAGACTATTGAAAACAATTCA